AAGCTGGGCGTTCAGCCAAGCAGCCGATGGCCTTCGCTTGTTCTGTCTCAATGGCTGCACCACACCACAACATGCAGCGCAGTCTCGCTTTAAGCACACCGAGTCAATCAACATCGAAGGCTCTTCGCTCAAGATGATTAACGCACTCGACATCTTCATGTCGCAGCCTGACCTATGGCGTAGCTGGATGTCAGCCCGTGTTACCACTGACATGGCGGAGACATTCTTCAAGGCCACTGTTGCCAAGGCATACACCATGCAGCAGGCAGGTAAGACCAATGAGAAGCAGCTTGAAAAATTGCTTTCCATTTGGGGTGACGAAGCAGACCAACTCGGCTCCAACAAGTGGGCCTTGTATAACTGCCTGACCTACTGGGCTAGCCACACCAGCGACCTGAAGAATCCTGAAGTAGCCCGTCGCAATCGTGAGGATGCGATTGCCAAGGCAATGCAACACAAACTCTGGGGAGAAATCGCATGACCGATATCAACATGCACCGGGTTGTATCAATCCGACCTAACATCAACGTGTTCGATGGCTTCACTGTCTACTCATGGGTAGGCACAGACAAAGATGGCCAGAGTCTATCACTCAGCTTCTTTCACAGGCATGAGACAGACACTCTTGTCTACCATCCAACAACTCATGGCGACTACACTACAAAGGAGACAGCAGATGCGAATGTCTAAGCAACACTTTGATTTCATTGCAGATACGGTCGGCCCCATGGTGGGCTGGCCGAGTCAACTGCATGATCTTGCAGACAGACTTGCCGCTTCCAATCCCAAGTTCAATCGTGAGAAGTTTATTTCACGAGCCGTCAATGCTTGGGAGCAAGAGCATCAACATATCTATGAGGTTCCAATCGATGATGAAATCATATTCTGAGGTGTGGATTGACTGCCCAGAATGTGGAGGTCAAGGCGAAGTAGAAGTAGAACACTACTCTCGCATGTCTTCCAGCAATCCATACGGAGATATCTATGTCACAATCGAAGTGTGTGAGTGTTGTCATGGGAACGGATACATCAGTGATCCTGACGACGAGGCCTGATGGTGTGTATGTGTGGCAGAATGGAAAGCTAATTGGCTATCTTCCTGCCACCTCATGCCTTAACTTTGTTCGGCAAATCTTGAACGAGGTTGACATATAACTGCGAGTATGCAGTTATCCCGGCATGAAATCATACATCACCATACTCAAGGAACGTGCCGAAGAATGTGGGTTGACCTTGCTCAAGGCATTCAAGGCTGCGGACATCCCGACTTCCACTTACTATCGCACCATCAATGGTGACACAGAGCTTCGCCATGAAACCGCAGCGAGGGTAATGCAAGCCATTGAGAAACTTTACGCACTTCAACAAGCCCGTTCGCATTCCGAGCAGCTACGAGGACTTGGTGTTAAGGTTAATAATCGCACGATCAGAGCGCGGTTTAAGCCAAGAAGCACTGGCTGATAAGATCGGATGCACAGTCTCGCTGATCCACAAGTGGGAGCAACACAAGCGGATACCCTCTGGGTTCATGCTGATGTGCTGGCTGGACGCATTGGGCTACGACATTGAGGTCGTCCAGCGGAATCAAGTGTGACAACTGCAACTCGCATGTCGCCAACTTCGTTGCCATCCTAAAGCAATATGGTGGCCACTGGTTGATCTGCATGTCCTGCTATGAGAGCGACCAATGCCCAATAGAAACAAAGCCAAAGGAACCTACCATGAGAACTGGGTTGTCGACTGGCTCAAAAAGATTGGCCTCCCAGCTAAACGCCAGCCCCTCTCGGGCGCATTGGGAGGAGAGTATTCAGGGGACATCATCACAGAAATCATGGGACACCGACTGGTAACAGAGGTGAAGTATCGGGATGCGTCTAGCTTCCCAAGCCCATTCACTGTTCTAACCAACCGTGACTTGGCTATCTACAAGCGGCGAAGAGGAGAGCCGCAAGTCGTCGTGATTATGTCCGGCGAAACATTTCACAAGCTGATGGAGAGCAGCAATGACAGAAGCGCAGAACCAACAGGTGTTGTCTTACCTAAAGACAGGTAAGGTTCTCACCCCAATCCAAGCCCTTGATATGTTTGGATGTTTCCGATTGTCAGCCCGCATTTATGAACTAAAGAACAAGGGCTGGCCCATCATGTGTGAACGCAAGGCAGTCGAGAGTGGCAAGGTTGTCGGCCATTATAGCATGACCCAAGACAAACTTTGGTGGCCCGAATCAAACTGATGTGATATAAAAAAGGCAAGCATCCCACCACGGACGCTTGCCTAATGCGCTGGGGAGAACAGCGCTGAATCATGCAAGAGGAGAGAACTGCATGATCGTCTTCGATCTTCTAGCAGATATTGCGTTGACGCGCATCACAAATCCAACAGCCAAGATCATTCTTCTTGAGCTTGCAAAGTATTGCAATGCCAAGGGTGAGTGCTTCCCGTCTCAGCTAACGCTGGCTGAAGGCGCCTGCGTTAGTGAGAGAACTGTTCGTGATTGCCTGCACTGGCTGCAAGATCAGGGATACATTGAGGTTAATTCCAGAATTAACACCTCGAACTTCTACATCATCACATCAATGAGGGAGGAACACATGGACCAACCGGCAAATTCTGCCGCCGAAGGTGATAATATCTCTAAGATAGATTTTTCTAAGAGAAGAAAGAGTAATACATCTTACCCGGCAAATTCTGCCGGTAGGGTAGACGACCCATTCTTTCTCAGCTTTTGGCAGGCATACCCTCGACGCATTGGGAAAGGCGAAGCGCGTGTTGCGTTTGCCCGTGCCACTCGCAACGCTGATCCCAATGTAATTGTTCAAGCTGCGATAGACTACGCGCAACATTGCTTAGAGATGGCAATCGATCCTCAGTATCGACCACATCCTGCAACATGGCTCAATCAAGAGCGATGGGAAGACGACCTTGAGGGTGAAAAAAAATCACAGTCCAAGTCGGGCTGGGGGGATGCACTCGATGGACTATAACCAACGCATCTCGCACATCTCCAACTGGTTTAAGTCTGACATCATCATCAGGTTCAACATGCCTCGGGATGTAGACCCGAAGGTGTCAGCGATGGATGTAATCGAAGCCATCAACGCCAACCTCCCATCCCCCATCTCAGCAGAGCAGATCGGAAACCTCCTCGCCTCAATCACGAAGGAGGTTTCACGATCTGCCAAGAGCCGCACCCTGCCGACAATCAAAGAGTTCATCGACGCCGCACGGGCATCAACGCAGAGCCGCCAAATAGCCACGCACAGCGCAGACTCTACGTCTTGGCGTATCGACCCACTACAAATTGCAATCAAGCGTGTGACGGCAGGAGAATCAATCTGCGAATCATGGCTGCACGGGGCCAAGCGCAAGCAACTTCTTCAACATGTGAGTGACGACCAGCTTCGCAAGTATGATCTTTACATAGCTGCACATAAGCAGTAGTATAATTACTGGGAAGACAACGAGGAGAAATACTATGATTAGGACTGGCTTCATAGGCGGGTCTGATTGCGTTCGCATTCTTGAAGGGAACTGGCTTGATCTTTGGCAGGTCAAGACGGGACGCAAAGAGGGCGAAGACCTCAGCAACAACATCGCCGTTCAGCTTGGCTCACACACTGAGTCGTTCAATCTGAATTGGTTTCAGGCTCAGCGCGGCTGCACTCTCCATGACCATCAAGCAAAATTCCAACAGGTAATTGGCAATGTCCCTGCTGTTGGAACCATCGATGCCAAGTGGGGCAATGAGATTGTTGAAGCTAAGCACACCAACCACTTCAACACTATGGACTCAATCATTGAGAGATACATGCCGCAGGTGCAGCTATACACCAAGCTTGCAGATGCAGACGGTGCTTACCTCTCGGTGATCTTTGGCAACAGCAAGTGGGAGTCAGCCTATGTCTCGCGGAACGAAGAGTATTTCGATTCAATGTGGGCTGTGGTGTCGGACTTCTGGGGTTACGTTCTACGGGATGAAGAGCCTGTTGGTATCGATACGCCGCAAATCTCCATCGAAAAAATCCCGGTGGACAACATGGTCAAGCGAGATGCCAGCCATGACAACGAGTTCATCAGCAGGGCGCACGACTACATCAACAACCAAGCCGCAGCTAAGACTTTTGAAAACGCCAAGTCAGACCTGAAAGCAATGGTCGGTGACAACGAGCGAGAAGTTTACTGCGATCTTCTCACCATCAAGCGCTCCAAGAGCGGATCACTTTTATTCACGGTGCGATAACATGAATGAACCAGCATATCCTACGCCAGAAAACCTCAAGTTTTGGGACGAGGTTTCTAAATCCGATCCCAGGTATCTCAAGAAGGTCACGCTTGGCGCACGATCCTTCACCTCCATTGACCCTCAGTATCAGGTCAAGTCAGCGACCAAAGCCTTCGGTCGTGTTGGTCATGGCTGGGGCTGGGTGGCAAAGACCCACTTCGTGAACCTGTCCAATGGTGACACCGCCGTTGTGTCAGATGTCGAGGTTTGGACTGAAAGCCCCGGCAATGTGTTCGGCCCCTTCCCCGGATGTCGCAAGTTCTTTGACGCAGCGAAGGGCAGGCTTAATGAAGATGCACCGAAGATGTCGGTGACTGACGGATTGACCAAGGCTTTGTCTCACCTTGGATTCAATGCCGATGTGTTCCTTGGGGAATATGACGGCAACAAATACGCAGCAGACTCAGGCAAGCCGACCAATGAAAGCGGTTGGTAATCTCATACAAGGAGCCAGAAGCATGGCAGACTACGACAACACAGACAAAGGCGCAGCATTCAAGCCCTTCGACAAGCAGCGCCTCATCCTTCAAGGCAAGGTCAATGACGGAGGCCGTGAGAAGAAGGTCGTCCTAATCAAAGACGAAACAAAATCTGGCAAACAGATCATCGAAATCTTTGAGAAGGTTGGAACCTTGTTTCCAAACGAGAAGAAAGAATCTGAGAGTGCGCCAGACTACACAGGCCCAATCACAGATGGCAATCGTGAGCGCCGCCTCGCAGCATGGAAGCGCATAAAGGATGGAAATCCATACATGACCTTCGCTGTCTCTGACCAGCGCGGAGACGGAGCCAAGTCTGAACAAAAAGAAGATCGTCTCAACGACGACATCCCATTCTAACAGCTTCGCCGGGGTGAAAGCCCCGGCACCTTTGAGGAGGGAGCCATGACACACGAAGAGAAGTATGCAAGCCTCTTAGCCAAGAGCGCAGAGGAAACCAAAGAAGCCAATCGCCGCAGAGAAAAAGGCTTGGCTTATAAACAACCAAGTATCTTTGTTACCATTCGAAAGAACAATGAACACGACGAGAACGTAATCATTGATACCTTTGCTGAGCTAGCTGGAATAACCAAGGATGAGTTTATTGGCTACAATAATACAGCAGCCATAGCTAATGCTCGTCACATCATGGTCTACACCCTTCGCCACAAGCTTGGCATGTCGCTTCAGCAGATCGGCGCCGTTGTTAAGCGTGACCATTCCACTGTGGCATCATCAATTCGCAGAGCAGAGATTATTCTTAGGGAAAATCCAGTGCTTATCGAAGTGATTGATAGCGCAGTCGAGAGAGCCAAGAGGGAGAAGAAGTAATGTTTTTTCGCAGAAACAAAGAGGTCATGCCGCACCGCGACATCCAGTCAGAGGCAGCATTGGGCATCAGTAATGCAGCACAAGTCTTACCATCCAAGCGGTTCATGGATTTGGTTTACTGGGCTATCATGGCTAACCGCCAGATCAGCGTCGAGGACATGGACGCGCTGGCCAATCGGCTGTCGCGGGCGGCGTGGGAACGGGGGAGGAAACCATGACCCTGAAAGTCATACCCGGTGCAGGCCAGAGGGCCGAGGACGTAACGGGCGAGATGGAAGATCGCATCAGAGCCGTGATCTACGAATACAGTGGGCGGGTGACCGTGGCCGCTGCCGTGGGGGTGCTAGTGATTGTGCAGCATGAACTGATTGCGGACGCCGACAATGCCCCGTGACCCGTCCAACAGCCCCGGAGCGAGAGCCTTGAGGCTGGCTGGATATGTCAAGTTGCCTGCATGGTGGGTCACTCAAGAACAGTTTGAGCTAATAGCCTATATGTCCCGGCAAAATTTGCCGGACATAAACAAGATCAAAGAGAGAGCGCAGGCTTGCCAACCAAGGTGGCAATCAAATAAATCTTATGACTGAGGGGCGCATACGAAACCTGCGGTTTTGTTTTGGTCGAAGATCAGACTGCGCTACGGCTTATCATCCACCATCGCGCCCCTCACGATTACCCTAGAAGCTTGGCTAGGGTCTTAGCTCCAGCTACACCATCAGCGGTCAAGCCATTGGCAGCTTGCCACTTTTTCAGAGCGGCTTCAGTTCCCGGCCCAAAGTCACCATCGGCAGTAAGGCCAAGTTTAGACTGCATCTGTTTAACTGCATCACCCTTTGATCCACGGCGCAATGTCTCTGCAACAGCAGTAGTAACTGGTGCTTCGATCTTGCCGCCAAGAGCAGCCATTGCTTTAGAGTAACGAGCCTGACGATCAGCCAAGCCAATGTCTCCGCCATTAATTTTCTTGGTTAGCGCAGCCACGTTGCCAGTGTCAGCAATTGCATTGAGTTTGTTGGTGTTCCAGAACCATAGAGCAGATGCCAATGCACCCTCTTTGGTTTCCAACCATTCAGCAGCTTCTTCTGCCGTGATGTTGTAGTCCTTGGCAAAGCGGGTGTAGTTGTCACGACCAGTAAGTTGCTTCAAGCCACGGCCACGAAAGCGCCAGCCATCACCAGGATGCACATTGCCCAGCTTCGATGTGCGGAACTCATCCATGTAAACGTAGTTGGCAATCTTCTCAGGATTCCGGGCATACTCAGCAGCGTTGCGTTTTCCCGCGCCAAAGTAACGTGGGAACACTTTGTTCAGCGTTTCCTCACGGTAGTTTAGATTCTCGGAAAGGGCGTTGAAGTCCATCGACTCATGAGCGCATTGGCTAATAAAGCCAGCAATCCGTTTATCAGTGGTGATGTCATACTTAGGCAGAGCTTTGTTTAGTTCCTCACACCAAGCCTTGATCTCTTTGTTCGTCGGGATCATTGCGGCCAGTTGGCCCTCAGTAATCAGACTCATTGTCTATCTCCTATTCGCACCACGACTGCTTTGCATCGCCTTTGTATGGACGGGCCAGCTTGGCGGCGATTAGCATTTCACCAAGGCTCTGGTGGTCGAGATATATCTCGCCCAGCACACGGCCCCCGTATTTGTCCCACTTAAGAATTTTTACTTCAGTCTCAGTGGCCTCGGCTACAGCCTTCTTAGTGAAAGCGCTGGCCTTCTTGGCCAAGTCAGCTTCCGCATCGCATTGAGCGCGAGGCGCTTTCTCTGGGGTATCAATACCAAGCACTCGGATCGACAGCTTCGGCGGCAGAGGCTCGGGCAGGAAGTCTACCGCGATCTCCACCGTGTCGCCGTCGATCACTCTGATGATCTCATAAGCGTGGACAGGCGCAGCCGTCAGAAGAAAGAGGGCCAGCCATCTCATTTCTTGGGTCTCTTCACTGGCACCTTCTTAACAACCGCATCCATGACGGCTTCCTTCGCCACTTCCTTGCCCATGCTGCCAAGCAAGTCACCGACGTTGCCCGTGGCTGCAATCTTGATGGCGTTCTCTACGGGGTCAGGCAGATTTACCTTGTCCAGCACCGCATCTACGGCCTTTTCTTTCAGCTTGCGGCCCACAAGCATTCCAACAATGCGTCCGATCATTCTTCATACTCCTGTGTTGGCGGCTCATCGTTGCCACCACGTTGCTTTCCATTACCCGCAGCCATTACGCCACCGAGAGCGCCGACGATGAACGAGGCAATCGGAGTGAGCAGTTCAAAAAACTTGCGGTCGTTCTCGCTGGACTCGCCAAGCGGCTGGGTCACGAAGACCAAGCTGTAGAGGATCACGAAGATCGTGCCGCCAAGGATCACGGTCAAAGCCACGCCAATAAAATAACGCAGCTTGGCTTCCATAACATCAGGATCATTTTTACTGGGCATCAGTTGCCTCCTGTCAGGGCGTCCGCGCACATGCCAGTGCGAAGACAGATGGGTGGGGTGCATTCAACCGAAGACCAGTTGACCGGGTCTTGGCATGGGTAGCGATAGAACCCGTCACCAGACAGGTAGAAGATCGCGGCAATGGCGGCTGCGAAACCGCCCCAGACAACGTATTCCATCTTCATCGCATCGGGTTCCTTACTAGGTCATCCATTGCTTTCCAAAGGTCTTCGATCTCGGCGTCATGCTTTTGTAGCTTGGTGTCTATGCCGCCCGTGATGCCTTCAGCTTTCTCCACCTTCGACCGCAGGTCCATCAACTCTTTCTGCTGCTCAAGGATCGTCCCCATCTGAGTCGAGATTGCAGACAGCTTCGCTGCAAGGCCGCGCACATCATTGTCTTGGATCGCCTGCTCCAGAGTTTGCACCCGGCTGACGACATCCAGAACTTCGGAAACGCTTTCCTCCACGCCCCAGAACCGATTGACCACATCGTAGCCGTAGTAGATCGTGCCGCTGAGACCAGACAGAACAGGCAGGGCGGCGGCGAACCACCAGCCCTTTACGTCAAAGCCCGCGATCCGCAGGCCAGTGGTTTCAGCCTCCTCGCTCACGAGCCGTAGCCCGCAGCGTAAACGTCGGCCACCGTCACAGTGTCAGCGCCGAGAAGCCCTTGCAGGCCGATGCTGTAAACCTGACCCATGTTAACTGCCATGATGTCAAAGGTGGGCGAGTAGGCCACCGCAGCGCCATACAGGCTGGCCCCGGTGTTAGCTGCGTAGGCATCAACCGTCCCGGTCATGGTCGTGTTGCGGGATGCAGCCAAGAAGGCACCAGCATCGCGGGCGTAGGTCTGCACAGCACCGAGAGCGTTGTTGTAGTTACTCACATCTCCTGCGCTGATTGTCATATCGTTATTCGTCAGGATAGTTTGGAAGGCAAGCTGCTCCGTCACCGTGTCAGCATTAGCGGCCATGTTGGCAACGGCCTGCACTTCCATTAAAACTGCAGTCGCGGCAACGAGTGTATCGATAGCCGAATCCAGATTGACCATTGCTTGGTCGTGTTGATCTTGAAACAACATCTCGGCGTTGTAGTAAGTCGCGTCGATCACCCCCTGAATGTCAGAGTTGTAGTTAAGGCGCATTTGCTCCGTGATGGTCGCATCCTGCATAACGCCGGGAGCAATGATTTCGCCATTGGCCGCGTAATATACCGCCCCTGTCGTCAGGCTCTGAGACGCAGAAAGCTGGTCAAGGATCGCTTGGGCCGACCCCTGCAGGTCTGTCATCGTCGGATCGGCGTGAGCGGCGGAAACGCTCAGACAAAGTAGGGCCGCTGCTTTCTTGAGGCAAGACATCGGGCAGTTCCTCTCCAATACGAAGGAAGGTGTCCCAAAAGGACCGATCTTGCGCGTATCCTACCACATAAACATGGGGATTGTCACGCATCGCCAGATAGCCCTCACGGCCCACAAGCAGCTTGCCCGTCTCAATCGAATAAATGGGGCAGGGTGTTGAAGCCAAGGCCATGGCCTTGAAGACGGCTGGACTATCGCACATGACCGAGATGCCACTTACCTGCAGTCCAAGGCCTCCGGCCTCCTGAGGGGTGCCAAGCAACCGCGCATCCTTGCGGCGATTGCACTCAGGGTCTTGCTCCATCTTGCCCTCGGCCCTGCCGAAGATGCTGACTTGGAACGCCTGCTGGTAGGGGATGAGGCAGCTATCGTTGCCACCGCCACCCATGACTGTCGGCGCGGCGGCTGTCGGCACAGGGGTCGAGAACGGCGCAGACCCAGCACCATTGTAGTTGGTGGTGCTGTCGTTGTTGT